AGCTCGAGCAGGTACGAGCCTGCCTGCACTACGTTGGCAGCCATCAGGCGACCGCTATTTGTGCTGGGCCGCTGCGCCGGTTGTATTGCCTGATCGCGTTCACGATGATGTCGCCCAGGCGATCATCCGCGACCGTGGAATTGATGTTGATGGTGATGTTGCCCATCTGGCCCATGCGCGACAGCGGCACTACGGCCTCTGGGCCTGCCTCACCAATCATCGCCAATGTCGGCCCGGTCACGATGCCGCCTTCAGCCAGCATCGGGATGTCGGGCACGTTGAAGCCTTTGCCGCCGATGCCGGGCACCCAGTCGGGCACGGTAAATGACAGTTTGCCGATGGTGTTGTTCCATGCTCGAGCAATGCCGTTGAAAATGCCCTTGTAAAAGCCCATCACGAAATCTAGGTAGCCCTTGATCAGGTCAACGGATGCGCCGACAGCCGTTTTGATGAAACCGAACATGGCTTGCACGCCTTCGCGGAATGTCTCGCTCTTTTTGTACGCCAACACGAATGCTGCTACCAAGGCGGCAATGGCAAGTACGACGAGGCCGATTGGGTTGGCTGACATCACAAAGTTCAATGCCACTTGTGCAGCTTTGACGACAAGCAATGTCGCTTGGTAAATCTTCATTGCCGCATTGACCGCAAGTACCGCGCCAGCCAGACCGCCGATCACACCGGCGAGAATGAGCACCACCTTGGTGTTTTCTTGCGCCCAAGAAGCCAGGGGAATCAGTTTTTCAATCAACGCGGTCACGACTGGCAATAGCGCGGCACCAATCGATTCCTTGGCTTCATCCATCTGAATGCCCAGGTTCTTCATCTGCCCGGCAGCCGTATTGGCGGCATTGGCGGCAGCACCGCCGGTCGTAGCCGCCAGGGCTTGCATCACGGTGTCAAAATCGGCCCCATCCTTGATCATCGGTATCAGCGACGCATCAAGAGCCTTCAGGCCTTTCATGTTGCCGTTGTAGGCCTTGCTCAACGCATCAGTGACCGTGCCTAGGTCTTTGCCTGTTGAGGCGCTGATGTCAAGCGCCTGCTGCAACAGCTCTTGGCTGAACGTCAGGTCGCCTGTTGATTGCACCAACGTGGCGAGGGCTGGCCTCAGCTCATCATCGGCGGTCGCAGTGGCCCGGCTGATCGACGCAATCCAGAGCTCATTGGTATCGATGGCTTCCTGCGTTGCGTCAAGCGTTGAGCGCTGGATGACGCCTGCAAGCTGCTCTTGGGCTGCTGCATCCTCCATGGCGGCCTTGGTCGCCACGGTTAGCCCGGCTGCGAGCCCTGCAATGGCAGCCGTAGCCGGTACCACAGCCTTTTTCAGCGCAAACTGTGCCTTGGCTCCAGCGCCCTCAAGCTGCTTGAATTCGGCAATAGCAGAGCTAATGCCCTTGCCATCAAATTCGGAAATAATCGGGATCGTTACAGCCATTACTTCACCAGCCTACGATTCGCTGCGTCAGTCACCTTTTCAACCAATCGCGCCAAATTTTGATTGACCTGATCGGCGTGCCGCTCATACGTAGGCCACATCAAACGCGATGGCCTGCCATACAGCGAATCAAGGGCGCTCGCCAGCCGGTTGGCACTGCCGCGACCTGCCATGTCAAAGATTGTGCCTGCTGGGCTTTTCATGGTCACACTGAACACCGCCAGGCTGTTGCCACGCTTGCGATTACTGAATCGAGCAATAATCGATTTGGCGACAGCCGATTGACTCCACGGCAGAATTTTGCCGCCCTTCCAATTGCGTGCGAAGCCACTCAACGGCAGCTCTTTGACCTGCGGCTTGGCTGCGTCAACGATTGGTTTTACGATTTGCTTGAATTCGGCCTTGATTGCCTTGGCTGTGTCAGGCTCGACCTTTTGCAGCTCGCGCAACGTCTCTTTGATGCCCACGATGGTGATTGAACTGTCAACTGGCACGGCGGTTCTGCTTTTCTGCGAGTAGTTGCACGGTACGCAGGTCTTCCATGTCAAAGTCGACGTTAGGGGGCCAGAAGCCGGTAGCCAAGAGCAGATCCGCTAACTGTCGGCGGATGCTGCTTCTACCGTAGGGTTTGTTTGCGCGACCTCGAGCACGTCAAATGATTCGACGGATTCCAGCCAGGCGTCGTATTCGCGTGGCTCTTTCTTGAGCGTGTTGAGCCGATGCCAGGCAAGGAACATCAGGTCATCGACACCGATGCCGCCTTGCAGATCGCTGATGCGACGCTTGAATTTACGCTCCCACGCAGCGATGGTCGCAATGGTGGTCGTAACTTCGTCGGTGACCGTTTCCGCTGCCGGTGTCTTGTAGGACACCTTGATGGTCAATTTCATGGCGTCGTGTCTTCGACGAGCGTGCCACCAGTGAACGTGAGCTCAACTTCCTGCAGCTCTCCGACCGTGGCGTTCACTACGTCGCATGACTCGAGGTATGCGCCAGTGACCTGGTATTCGACGTTGTCGGTGCTGATTGCGCCGGTTGAGCGACGTGCAGCGACGTAGCAGCGCGTGCCCACCAGGGCAGCGAATGCATTGACAGCGGTGTTGTTTGCCAGCAGGGTTGCCGTGACTTCCACGTTGGTCAATCCGCCGACGTATTGGCGGCCACCATCGCCCATTGACGACTGGTCAAGCGCCTCACGGCTCTTGACGACGCTGACGCTGATCACCTGGTCGGTGTACGCGGTGCCCGGCGACGATGCGCCAACCGAGAAAAGTGCTGGGCCGAGAATCGTGGTTGCAACTGCCATGTGACGTGACTCCTTGAAGTGGAGGCTCGCTGCAAGCCAATCCGCAGTCTAGTAGCCCTAGGGGCTTACTTTGGTGCGTATGGTGAGCTCGTAGGCGCTGTAATCCATGCCGCCGTAACTGACCGTTGTTGGGCGTGCCGCTGTGAGCCCAATCTTGGCTTCGCGCACGAGGTCGGCTGTGTCAAGCAGCGTGTCCATCGTTCGGTTGTCTCCGATGCCTGGCGCGATGATTACGACGCGGAATTCCATGTCTGCGTTGACATTGGTATTCAACGAAATGGTCGGAGCCTCGACCAGGGCGCATGGTGGGTTGAGTGTGCGCGGATCATCAAACACCTTCAACCCTGTAATGGCCTGCAACGTGCTTACGAGCTGGTCGTAGCCGGTCTTGAACAGCTGGTCGGGCATCAGGCGACCTGCGGTTTATTCACACCGAGCAAGCGCATGATTTGACCGAAGTTGCCTGCCACCGGGCCGCCGACCGCCAACGGATCAAACGACGCCAAGCCCTCGACACTGCCCTTCTCGCGGTACAGCACCGCTGCATACATCGTGGTGCCCAGCTTGACATCAAGCCCCGGCACGGTGCTTGGGGAATCCCAGTAGCCCGATTCTTGACGCTTACGGAATGCGAATGCGTTGGCTGCACCGACCGCCATGACCATGATGTCGTAATCGGCGCTGGGGCTCGTAAAGGTGTAGCCGAGGTAATCCTCAAGGTCGCCTTGGCTAATCCACGTGCACGTAACCGAGTAGGTCAGGCTTCCTGACGCAGCTGCACGCTCCTGATTGGTTGCCGTGAGCGCAAACTGGATTTGATTGGGGATGATGCGCGCAGGGTCGTATTCGTAATCGCCCTCGTCGCTTACGCCGGTGAAGTAATACTCAGGCAGGGCCGTGATGACGTGCGTGCCAGTAAAACCAGTCAGCCCGGTGATTGTGACCGATTGCCCGACCTCAAAATTGGTGGGCTGTAAGACCTGCACCGTGGCGACGTTATCCAATACCTGGGAGTGGGTGATGGTGTACGTCGCCACGGCGTTAGTCGCTTGGAGGAGGCGAACTAGTTAGATCAGACGAACGCGGCGCGCTTGAACTTCTTCGAGTCAATCAACAGCGTGGCGAAGTAGCCACGGAACTTGATGTAACGCGACAGCGAACCGTCGGCGGCCTCAACCTGGATTGCGCCCTTCTGCTGCTCGAAGATTTCGTAGCCATCCGGGTGGCCGACAATCATTTCGTCGGTGAAGTTGCGGTCAACGACGACTGCGAAGCCGAAGGCGTTGCCAACTGCTGCGCCCGGTTGCACGTTGCCGAATGCGTTCATCGGGCCGACCTGTGGGAACAGCGGGCGATCCGCGGTGTCCATCAAGCGACCGAGCTGTGACCAGCGCAGCGGCGAGAGGAACAGGTGCGTCGGGAGCCAGCCATTCGAGCCGGTCAGGATGTTTTGCGCGGCGGTGTACGACCAGCGCGCCCACTCCACCGGGTCGGCAATGTCTGCGACCGTGAAGTTGGTCTGATCGGCTGGTGCGCCGAGGCCGCTGGCGAGGTTGCTGCATGCAACTGCGTCGGTCTCGTTGGCGTAGATGCGCGCCATGTCATCGAGCAGGAGGCCGAGCACTTCGGGCTCAGTCCAGTCCATGTCTTCCTCTGACAGGCGAACGTAACCGCCGTAGACGCCCTTGGTCACGTTGTTGTTTGACACAACGAACGTACCTGAGTCGAGGTTGGCGTTTTCGCCGTTGCTGGCACCGATGGTCGTGTGCGTCGTGACTTCGGGGCGACGGAACACTTTGCCGCCACCTGGCATTGCCTTGACGCCGATTGCATCAACGAGAGGGCGCAAACCACGGAAGTTGTTGTAGACCGGGCCAACGATTGGCTCTGGCAGGATGCCTGGCGTGTCGGTCGTGACCACATCGGGCGCAGCTGCGCGGATGTTTGCGAAGAACTGTTGCGACTCTGAGCCACCGCGCAGAACCTTGCTGATGTATTCGGCAGCCGACGGGAGTTTGAACTCTTTCTTGGCTGCAGCCCACACTGGTGCGGCTGGTGCAGCGGCTGGAACTTCAG